CGTTTTCATTGCCAGCGACGCACAGCGGAACCGCGATGCAATCGCACCAGATCACGATTGCAAAACGCATTTCTTTGCAGTGGCCGCGATTGAGCGCGCCGCCGATGGTGTTGATTAGATCGCTTACGATCTCGCGGGTATCGTTCATGCGTGGCCCTTTATTATTTCAGCAACAAACCAGCGGCACCGAACGCAAAACCGATGATTGCGCCCAGAACCATGCCGGTAAGAAGTCCATCCGCAAAAGTCATGCTTCTCTCCCTTGTGTCGTTCATGCGCGGCCCTTCATTTTCCGGTTGGCCCTCGAACCGCTTGAGTTGTTCCTTGAGCATAATCACAACGTCGTCGCGGTTGGCATTCGAGATATAATTAGCACGGCCACCGTCGCCAAATTTGAACACCATCAGGCAAAACCCGATTTGTCTCTGTTCTCCCCGCAAATCACCGTTGAAAAATTCATCGATGGCATGGGCAAGCCAATTCATCCTTTCGCGATAGGCTTCCTCTATCGGGCCATCGCCTAGGGTATGTTCTGCCATCGGTTGCTCCTTCGTATTCGCTCGCGCAAGCTCGCTTGAGCGCAGAACAGGCCGCCATTGAGCAAGACGCAGGCCGCGTCAATCGATGCGGCGATGAAGTGGCCCTCCGCGACGGCGGCCCATAAGGTCCAGAGGCCGAACGCACCAAAGAAGGCCGCCCAAGCCTGTGCGCCATAGGTTGAGCGAATGATGGTCTTGAGTGTCATCGCTTACGCTCGAATATCGCGGCGAAACTTAGGCCGGGGCTGACTTGCATGATTTCGATCACTTTCCACAATGGCATGTCCGGCGTGTCGGCGGCGACCTCGAAATGACAGCCGGGGTTTGCGGTGTCGAAATCGCGAAGGTGTTGCAGCCATTTTTGTTCAAGGCCGTCGCGGACGTGCGCGATGGTGAAAATCTTGGTCGTCATGCCAACGCCTCCTTCGCAATTTTCCCGACGCCTTCAACGACGTGGCGCATGCAATGGGCGCTGACTGCATCAAGGCTGATGCCGCCAGCGTGCAGCAATGCGGCGGCTTTTTTCCAGTCCGGCTCGGGGAAAACCGCGAGCGGATAGGCTTCGCTCCATTGCACGATCCGCTGTAGCGCTTCCTCATATTGTTCGGTTTTTTCGGTCATGTTCCCGACCTTTCCCGATCCAGCAATTCGCCAAACTGCCGGTTGGTTTCAATGAAGCCGCGCAGCGTGGCGTTCATGAACAGCATCATGCGCCAGAACCGAATTAGCGCGATGGCGTTCAACACCATCAGCACGGAGAACACGATCATCAGGCCGGTTTGCAATGTCATCGTCGGCACCTCCAATATCGCCAGTGATTGCGCGTGTACCAGACGCGGTGACAAGTGAAATGATGCCGCCGATGGTGATGCACGCGAGCGTGAGGCTTGATCGTCGGTGCCGCGATCTCGACGGCAGGCGGCGGGCTGATTGCGTTCCAGCGCTCGCCGAAATCGGCGGCGGCGCAAGGGGCGGCAGCGATCAATGCGAGCGCGACGGCTTTCATAGCCACGTTTCCACGATGTTCGGATCATCGCCTTCATTGCGGTCAAGGCAGGTCAGGCCACAGTGCCGGAAGCTTTCGCGAATGATCGATAGCTCGCCCTGTACAATGTCCGTGGTGGCGACGGGTCCGCCTTTGCCGCCGCCGACCTCGAAGCGCCGCGCCACATAGCTGTGCGGGAAGTCTGTTGGGTGGTCGTACACCGTCCACATATTGAGGGTGCCTTGCGTCGCGGCCTCGCGCTGGCCTTCCAGAATTTTCAGGATGTTGGAGCGCATGGCGGCCTCACGCGGGCAAGAGTTTCAGGGCGCGGTTGATCTGGTCCTGTAGCGCTTGCTCGGCGTCGCCGCCCTCCTTGGCCGCGACCTCGCGCAGAAACGGCAAGCCCTTGTCAAAGGCGGCCTCGATCTCGGCGCGGGTCGCCGTGCGGCCTTCGGCAAACCACAACAGATCATGCGGCTCGCCGATCTGAAACAGCACGCCGCCTTTGCCGTCCTTGAACGCGTGGTAAGCCTTGGTGATCCAGATCAGGGTTGCGCCGGGGTTGTGTTCAAGCGAAATCCCGGCGGTCTTGCCGTCCGGCATATCAACTTCGTTGCGGCGTGCGCGCGGGCGGGTCAGGAACGGACAAGCCCTGACCGCGTATTGAGCGCATTCCAGATGCGACGGCGGCTCGCTGGAAACGCGATTGACCGAACACATGGGGCCGATGACGAAAGCCACGTAACGGCCCAGCGGCTCGCCGCACAGCCAGCACAGCCGCCTGCGATAGCAGGCGAAAAACTTTGCGCCGTCGAAGGCGCGGAAGTCCCAATCATTGCCAACCTTGGCGACGAAAAACGGCACCGGGAAACCACGTTCGTTGACGGGTAGTCGCGCCATCCGGCACGGGAGCGGAATGTCCTTGATTGCAGCATTGAGCATGTACGCCTCTGGCCCCCAAGCCCGGCGTTAGTTGATGTCCTCCCGGTTAAAATCCTAAAACCATCACATAAAAAAGCAGGGCGAGCGATCCCGCGCCCAAGGTGGCAACAGCCGCCATCAACACGCGATCTACGATCATGGCTTTTACCCCGACGATGTTATCAACGAATTTATCAGGCTGCGGATCGCGGGCTTGGTGCGGTCCGGTAGCTGCACAAAAATTCTCGCCAGCTTGTAGCTTTCGGTGTCGAACTCGGTGGTGTCCCCGCTGATCTTGGCCAATCCGTCCCAGCCCAATATTTCGTGCGGGTTGGTGTTGAGCGCCAAGGCGATCTTGATGAGCCGCGCCGCCGAAATCCGGTTGGTGCCTTTTTCATATTTTTGGACTTGCTGGAACGAGACATTGAGCAACTTGCCAAGTTCGTCCTGACTGACGCCTTGATCGTTGCGCATGGCCCGTATCCGCAGGCCGATCTCCTTGTCGGTGATAGTGTTGGACCGTGCATTCTTTATCGCGACTTGCTTGGCCGCTCGCCTTGTCATTTGCCACCTTCCTTGTGTGTATTAGCTGCCCGCACGCCTCGCCGCGCGCTCCCGCTTCTTGCGCAGGGCCTCTTTGTGCGCCTTGAATTCGTCGCGCGCTTTCGGGATTTCGCGTTCGTAATTTGGCTTCAACTCACGGTGCAGGCCATACTGGTAGCCCATTGCGCCCGCCATCTTGGCGAACGTTGCGTGTTGCGGCTTGCGGGTTTTGCCGCCGAACATATTTTTGACAGTGGCTAGCGCCAGCCCGGCCAACACCGCCAGATCACTCTCCTTGATATGCTCTTTTTCGTAGAGCGTGCGAAACACATCGCACTCGGGGTCCTTATCGACGAAATTATAGCTGCGGGTGATCCATGATCCGTTCTTAGCCATGATCTTGCTCCGCAGCTACCGGCTCGACGGGGGCGGGCTTCTTGGCTGCGGGCTTTTTGGGAACGGCCTTTTTCTTGGCCTTGGCTTTGCGGCTTTTGCCAATCACGGGGATATTGCGCCGCTCGCATTCGTGAATGCCATTTGCTGTCAGGCCATAGATACCGTCACTGATGCGCCGGGCATGGCCGCGCTGGCGCATGAGGCTGACTTGCGAGCTTGCGGTGGATGGCGTTAGCCCAAGGGCGGCGACGATGGGGCGTAACTTGTCTATCGGCATCGCGTAGTCGGGTGCTTTCGCCATCGCTTCAAGCATCGCCTGATAGCCGGTCTTGGCGTGGCCGTTGGCATCCTGCCCGCGTGCGCGCGACTTTCCGGTGTTGCCGTGCTTGGGGCCTTCCAGAAGTTTCATGGCGGGATGTGCGCCGTTCAACAGCTTCGCCATTGGATGCGGTCTGTCATCGCCGACAACATCGATCTTGAGGCCGCTGTTGCCGGTGGCGATCAGCCCTAGCAGTTGGGTGATCGGCACCTCGAATGAGAACGTCAATTTCTTGATTGCCATTGCAGGTCCCCTTGCGTTGGTAAGGCTAACACTCACGCCTTGATCTTATTCCCGTGCAGGTTGGAACGCAGGTTGTGGCCCAATCAAGGCGTAATAAATCGGACGAAGGCTAATCCTCCTATTTTTTCTGTCTAGCGAAATTGCAAAAACTCCCCGACGTGCATGGGCACAACCGCGCAACCATGCTATCCTAGCGGCGCTTCGCAGTCGTATTTTTTCGCAGGTTTGGCATTTTTTGCGGAAGTCCGATAACGCAACATCGGGTTGTTTCGTTCCAAAAAAAACGCATGACCAAATTGGTCATAAAAAAATAAGCAAAAACAATCCGTGCATTTGGGCGAGGGGATTGTTTGATGCCTACAAGGCTCGCGGCCCGACGCAAGCAGGGCGCTATCGTGGCGCGGCTGTTGGTCGTGATCTCAACGACGCTTGCCCGCGAATATCGCCGCAAGCACGTCGGGGCCGTGTTCGGGGAAATTCTTGTCGCGATGGCAATTCGACAAAATGACTATGAAAGCGGCAAGCCGCTCACGATTTCTTGCATCGCAAAAATTCTGAATATGCCGCGTTCCAATGTGAAGCGCGCCACCACGATCCTGATGGCGCGGGGCGTGATCGTTGAGAATAACGGAACCTTTACCGAAAACCCTGCTTTCGTGGCCGGGCGCATGGATACGGAATGCGCCCGGACGATCATAGCCGCGATCCTCAAAGCGGCGGCCGATCTGGCCTAGTGCTGCCGCGCCAGCATCAGCAGCACGCCGCCGATCTGCGGCAACAGCGCCAGCAGCACCAGCCGCAGCATCGCGAAATCGTCCGCGCTTGGCTGCAACAGGCCGTGGCTTACCCATGCCACGATCCGCATGGCGGCTTGGGTTTGCGGATCGGCGGCCTGTTCGACAATGCGGGTGGCATCATCAAGCGAGGCGCGGCGCTCGTTGACGGTGGCTTCGCGCTCGCGGCAGAATTTGCCGACACCGCCTTTGCACTCGCGATCCCGCGTCGCCATTGCGTCGCTCAAGGCCTCTTGTGCCGCCGTCACGGCAGGCGTCACGCGTGATGCACGGGCCAGCGTCACGTCACTGATGTTGACCGATGCAAAGCCGATCCCGGCGGTGATCGCAAAGGCGAAGGTCGCGAGCCAGATCAGGCAGGCGATGGCGGCCCGGCCGCGCTTGCGGCTTTCCCACAGCCGGGCGGCACTCGATGGCAGCGCGAGCGCAGTCAGATCGGCGGCGACGCCAACGGCGAGGAACAGCAAGCCAGCGCTATCGGTCGATCCCAGCGAGCGCGCAAACCATGCGTTCATGGTTAGCCCAACCGTGGCGAGGCCGCAGGCGGCGAGCGTCAACAGGATCGATGTCAGCGGCGCGCGCGGCGTCGCAGCGACGGGCCGCCGGGCGCGTTTCAGTGTGAGGGTAGGGGTTACACTCGGGGCGGGCGGCTGTGCGGCCTTGGCGGCCTCGCGCTTGCGGTCGCGATAGGCTTTGGCGCGCTCCGCGCCGGTCTTGGGGCGGGGTTGATGCAGCGGGACAATCGTTGCAGAAATGGTGTCAGCCATTGAAATCTCTCCGGGGTGTCGGTGGTTAGAGCGCGGCGTCGTGTTTCAGCACGGCGTCGCGTTTGCATTTTCAGGGTTGAAGGTTAGGGCGGGGCGATCACGAACAGGGCGGGAACAGTGAGGGCAATTTTGAGGGCAATTTTAGTTGCCCCAAGGTGTAAAAACTTGCCCCAAGATGTCTTTAGGCTCGGTTCGTTCTTTTCCCGGTTTTTGCAAAAAGCCCTTGTAAATAAGGGGTTTCCGCGATTTTGCGCAGGCGCGTCAATTCTATGAGTGGATTGGTTCCTTTCCGTGTTTCATTTTTCGTGATTTTCCATAAAATATCAGTCAGTTACGCGGTTTTTACAATCGGCGGGGCAACCAGCGGGGCAATATTGCCCTGTTCGGCCTCCAAAGGCATCGGCATCGCCGCGCTGTCAAGCGCCGCGCGGATCGCCTCATCATCGACCGTGACATAACCCAGCGTCGTCTCGACCTTGGAATGATCCATCATCGTCTGTAGGTCAACAACCGAGACCTTCTTGGCCATCCGGGTCGCGAAGGTGTGCCGCCAGTCGTGAATGCGGACCTTGCCATGCAGCCCCAGCTTCTCCTTGCAGCGGTCCCACGCCGCGTTCCAGCCGCTATAGGTGATGGGGTAGCGGCACCCCTTGATAATCCGCCGCTCGACCGCGCCAGCCCGGCCAACGTGCATCCGCTTGCTCTTGGTGCAGAGGTAGCCGAACACAAAAACCGCGTGACGGTCGTGACGGTTATATTCGGCCTGTAACACCGCCATGGCGGCTGCCCCCAGCCGAACGTCACGGCCGACCTCCTGACGATTTTTGCCGCGAACGTCACGCGCCATTTTGGCGTCCCAATCGACCTGATCCCAGCGCAACAGGTTCTCGTTGGCCCGCAAGCCCGACAACAGCGCAAAGCGCGAAACCTGCAAATAGTTCGGGTGGATGGTGGACAACAGGACTTGTTCGGTCGGCGTCTGGATCGCCCGCTTGGCCTTGTCGCCGCGCCGCACCTTCTGCACCTTGGCCTTGAAGGCACTCCATTTGTAATGCCGGATCGTAGCCCCGTGCGCGTCGTGGGCATGGGTCAGGATGCGCTTGAACAACTCGACGCTCTGATTGACGGTCGAAGCCTTGACCCGCACCCATACCCCGCCACGGCCCTTGCGCAGACACTCTGCGCGCGCCTGCGACATCTTCTGAATATCGGAGGCCGGGATTTCGTGGATCAAAAGCCCCGGCTTGACGTATTTCTGGAAAAAATCGATTTGGGTCCGGGCGTCGTCCTCGCTCATTGAGCGGAACGTGGGCACCTTCTCGGCGATATAGATTTCACAGGCCCGGCCAAACGACATCGGCCCGCGCCCAAGTTTCTTTTCGCCCGCAATTAATGCGATGACTTCGGCCCGCTTGTTCGCCGCGAAGGTTTCGGCTTTCGCCTTGTCAAAGGTTCCGGTGCCGTCTTTATAGGTTTTCCCGTCAACGTTAAAACGGTAGCTCCAAATGGCATCGGCCCGCGCTCTGGTGACGTATTTGCCGGACAACTCTGACAATGTTTTTCCCCTTGCTTCCAGATCAATTCCACATCGGACAGCGTAAACACCCGGCGCGGACGCTTGGCGCTTGGCCCCTTCTGCCGCCACGGCAAATCCTCGATCAGCGCGATCAGGGCAAGCAGCGTGCGCTTGTCCATTTCGAGAAGCCCGGCAAGTTCGGGCAGCGACAGATAAAGCCTGCCCTCATATGCCGCCAATATCCGCGCTGGCAGCGACGGCCTTTCAAAGTCCCGTGGGTCCATGATCGGCATGCGAAGATTACTCCGATTGCCCCAACGCGTGCAAGCCCAATTCGTAATTATTACGAACCGGGCAACCATCCCTCGGAAACCCCGATCTGCTTGGCGCTGTGAATGAACAGGCGGCGGTTATCGTCCTCGATGATATAGCGCACCGCACCGGACACCTTGACCGCGATCCCGCGCAGCGTGCCGTCATATTCATAATCACTGCCGATGACGTGCAGCGGCATCACCGACACCGGGGCAAGACCCTTGGCGGCGAGCGCCGGATCGTTGAAGCGGTTTTCTTCGGCCACGCGGCCAATCCGCCCGTTCATGCCAGCCATCAGGACATCCAGTCCGCAGCCCTTGCGGATCAGGGTTGCGGGCGGCAGCATCACGTCGCAGGGCAGGATGTAGAGGCTTTCAATCGGCTCTTGCGTGAGCATGGCCGGGTGCGCCCAATCCTGCCGGTAGTCGCAGTGTGGGCAGCGCCAGCCGTCTAGGGTGGCGTATAGCGTGCGGTCCGCGCCGTCATGCGGATCGGGACAGGTGAATTCGTGGACATGGCCCAACCGCTGAAACCGATTGAGGGCGTCAACCTGTTTGGAAGTCCACGGCGCGCGCAAAAACTCATAGTCGCTCATTGCAAGGCCTCCTTGCCCGATGCTGTCAGGCTGTAGACCGGCGGATCAAAGCGCTTGCGGCCCGGCCAGAAATGGATCAGGCCGCGTTGCATCAGATGCACGCGCATTTTCATTTCGGGAGCGCCGGGAGCATCGGGCGAGGCCGGTTCATTGGTGCGAAACCAAACCAGCGCCTTGCGTTCCTCAAGATTGAGCGACGGCGGCGGTGTCAGGCCGTAATTGTTCTGTGTCATGGCCGCGCCTCAAATCATCGCCTTGCCGCGTTCCTTGATGTCGGCGACGACACGCTGCATGTGCGTGATTTCGTCTTTGACACAGACGCAGATTTGAACCTGATCGGCGAGGTGATGCTTGGAGGTGGCCGCGCCCTCCAAAACCTGTTGCTCGATGTCGTCAAGCGTGCGCCGCAGATCGGCGATGTCGCGGCAGATATCCGACACCAGCCCGTCGATCACCGAATTGATGGCGTCGCGTTGCGGGCCGCCATAGCCGGGCGGCGTGAATTCGTTGGCGGGCAGTTTGGTTGGCTGGTCGTTTTCAGTTTCGGCGAGATAGCGAACCGTGGTCATGGCGCTTCCCCTTTGCAAAAGTGAAAGGGCAAGCTTAGGCGTAATAGTTACGAATGGAAATCCTAAAAAAAGAAAATTTGCGAATTGCGGGGGCAAAACGATTGCCTGCCACAAAATTGATGCAAGTTAATACGCCTTTGGGATAAGCTGTTAATTTCCGGCCGGAGGGATTGACCGGGAACCGGAAACACGCCTTGGGCGTCAAAAAAAGGAACAGACCAATCACGAGGAAGTGCCATGTCAGTGCAGTGCGATAGCGAATATGACCGCGAACAGCTAGCCCTTTACCTCACCGGGTTACTGCCAATCGATCCCAACGAAGGGCAGGCCGTGCTTGATCTCTGCGGGCAATTGCTGCCCGTGCTGATCGCCAGCCGCAACCAGCACCCGCCGGAACATCAGCGCGACCGTGATGACGCGGGATAGATCGCCCGCCTGCGCTTGCTGGTGACCTCTTTCAGCTTCGCCGCCGCCTTGGTTGCGGCCTTCTCGGCGGCGGCCCGCTCTTTCTCGAACCCTTCGGCGACCCGGATTTTGTCTTGATAGAATTGTGACAGGTTCCCGGTCATGCCGAACCAAAGCCACTCGACCGAAATACCGGGAAATTTTCTCATTAGCAGAAATGCGGTCTCGCGCGGGACCGGATAGCCCCGTTCGTAATTACTCCATCGCTTGAACGGGATGCCTAACCGCTGCGCAAAATCGCTTTGGTTCTCGCCGGATACGATCTCGCGAAGCAGCCGCAGCCGCGTTTTATAAGCCCCAACGTCGAAGCCATCGATCTTTGCCAATCGCGACCTCCCTGCCTGTTAATGTAAGCTAGGCGTAATATTTAGGTGCATACAAGATTTCCTACACCCGCCAGTTTCAAAACCCTAGCATGAAATACGCATGGAGTAGGTCCAAGGTTGCACATATTCAAAAAAATTTCGCACGCTATCAACAGGCGGATGGCTTGCCAGTCGTAACTATTACTCCTAACCTCTGCCGCCATGAAACGATTACGCACAGTCGATCAGGTGGTGGAAGTCCTCGGCGGCCTAGGAGGCCTTTGCAGGCTTACCGGAGCCAATTTCAAGCAAGCTTGGCATTGGACCGGCCGCGCCGGACAGTTTCCCGCTCAATATTACGTCGTGATGACGCGCGCGTTGCGCCGTCGCGGCTATGAAGCGCCCGCGCGCCTTTGGGCCATGAAGGGCGTCAAGGACGCGGCCTGACCCTCGAAAGGGGTGCCGATGAATTTTTTCGTCACCGTCCCTGATGACGGGTGCCTGATGCAAAGCTTTGGCGCATTCATGCGCGAGCCGGGCCACCGTCCGACCCTTGCCGACATCCTCGGGGCGGCGTGCGAACTGTATCGGACCGATCCCGACAGCATTGCAAGCCCCGGCGCTGCGCTGGCAACGCGGACCTATTGCTATTTCGCGACGCGCTGGTCGGGCGAGCCGTTCAACGCCATCGGCGCGCTGGTCGGCGTCGATCATCACGCGGTCGCCAAGTTGTCGCGCGGCGTCATGAATGCGCGGAAGCAGGACAGTCTGTTGCGCGACGATCTCGATTTGCTGGCGGTGCGGATCGCCGAACGCGTCCTGACCAAAAAGAGGGCGCGATGAAAAACATGACGCTTGAGGAATGGGATGACCTCGTTGGTCGCCACCTTCAAATGATCGAAGCGGGCGCGGAGATTTGTGAAAGCCATGCACGACAATTATTCGCCGTCCCCGATTGGGAAACCCGCGCGTCCGAAAAGCTTGTGCTGGTGGAAAAGCTTTTGGGCAGCGCTCTCACGCGCATTGCAAGGTCGCGGCAGGAAATGGAGCGCAAGCCCCGTGTCAGTTGAACTTGTCCACACGCAGCCCTCGGAGGACACCGAACGGCGCTGCATTCGGATCATGGGCGATGCGCTGGCGTTGACGCGCATTTCGCGCGCCGAAACCCGCGCCGTCTACGATCAAATTGAACGGGCGCGCGATGCTCTGTCTCGACTACTGGATCATGCGGACGGCAAAGATGCTTGAGACGCAAACCAATCAATTGCGCATTCAGATTGAAGCGCTGTTGCGGGATTATCCCGAACTCGCCACCGACGATTTTCTGCGCGCTGATATGCTGGAAGGCGAAACCGATCTCGGCGAAATCATCACCTCAATTAACCGCATGATAGAGGACGCCAAGGCGCTGCGCGACGGCACGCAAGGCCGCCTGGACGATCTCCTGACACGGCGAACGCGGTTTCAGAAGCGCGTCGATTTTGGCCGCGATCTCATTTTGAAGATCATGGAAGCGGGCCAGATCAAGAAGCTTGAATTGCCGGAAGTCACGGCATCCCTGAAAAACAATCCCCGGCAGTTGGTCGGCGATCCCGATCCCGACACGCTGCCAATGGAATTCATCAAGATCACGCGCACCGTGGACCGCAAGGCGATCCGCGAAGCGCTGGAAAAGGGGCAGGACGTGTTTGGCTGCTTCCTGTCCAACGCGCCGCCGTCGCTGACACTGAGGCCGAAATGAGCAAGGTAGATTTTGGCACACCGGCATCAATGCTGCACCGGACGGAAGGCCCGGAAACCAGCGTTGAAGCGGCTTACTCAATCGATACGACGCGCATGGAGCAAATCGTATTCAATGCGATTTGCGGCTACGGGGCGGGTGGCTGTATCGCCGATGATCTGGTGACTCAATTCAAAAACATCTTCACCTATTCCAGCATTACCGCGCGACCGTCCGCGCTGGAACGCAAGGGGCTGATTGTTCGCGGCCCCGACAAGCGCCGGGGTCACAGCAATCGCCAGCAGTTTGTCATGCGAGAAACCAAATGGGCGACGCGATGAGCATACAGGAAATCTATGACGCGCTCGCAGCACCTTTCCCGGTGGAGGAAATTTCGTGGCGGGTTGGCCCGACCAACGAGCGTTCCCGGCGCGAGGATCAACCGTTGCGCGGGCAACCGCTTTGCTATGTTGACGCGCGGACCGTGATGGATCGGCTGGATAGCGTGGTCGGTTTCGACAATTGGCAATGCAGCTACACGCCGGGCGTCGCGACCTCGATTGTCTGCAACATCGGCGTCCGCTTGCTCAATGACTGGATTTGGAAAGCGGATGGCGCGGGCGCAACCGACATGGAAGCCGACAAGGGCGCGTTGTCCGATGCGTTCAAGCGCGCGGCGGTGCGTTGGGGTGTCGGTCGGTATTTATACGAACTGAAAGCGCCGTGGATCGCGCTGGAACAGCGCGGCAAGTCGTCATTCATTCCAGAGGCGACCTACAACGATCTTAACAAACTGCACGATGACTTTGCGCGCCGCGCCGGTTGGGGCGATGCGGCTGGCGTCGCAGCCTATCGATTGCTGACGGCCGATCTTGAACGGCAGAGTGTAGAAGCCCGCGTCACCTTTGTAGAGCGGCACGCGGACAGGATCGCGGCACTGCCGCCAGCGATGCGCAAGCATCTGCTTAACAAACTGGAAGCCGCAGCATGAGCGATCCACACGGCGCGATCTTCTTCTGGAAAGATGAACCTTACATCACCGGCTTTTTGACCATCGGCAAGGATCATTACGAGCTTGTCGGCGTGCGGCGCTCGGCGATCCGCACCGATTTTACCGGGCGCAAGAGAAGCCCGGAGGAACAGCAGACGGATATGTTCGATGAACGAAGCGGAGACGGCGGTTCATAATGCGATCTCCTTTGAAGTCAAAAAGGACGGATTGCAGCAACGCCAATCGGGAGACTGGCAATTGCGCTTTACCGTGTCCGCCGTCGATATGGATCAACGTTTGTCGGTCGCGCCGATGGGGACGCGTTTCGCGTGCGTTCTGGTTGAAGTCAATGACGACGAAACCCCGGTCAATCATCGCGCCGTAGAGCGCGACAAGTGGCGCGATCTCGGCCCGGCCAAGCAGGCGGGCATCCGCTGCAAAGACCCGATGTTTTGGGCGTTCCTCGAAGAAGAATTACACTTTGGCAGCGTGCGCAGCGAGCCGTTCGCCGCACAGATCGTCCGCGAACATTGCCAAGTGACATCGCGTAGCGAGCTTTCGCAGCCGGGCAATCACTATCCGCGCGAGCGCTGGCACCAGATGGACAGCGCCTTTCAAGCTTGGAAGGCGCGGGAAAATGGCTGACCCGATCCGCCAACCGCGCGAGCGTGACGAAAAATATCTGGCCTATATCCGGCAACAGCCGTGCTGCCTCTGCGGCGACAACACCACGGTTGAAGCGGCGCATTTGCGGGTCGGCTCGATTGGTGACGACAAGCGCGACACCGGCATGGGCGAGAAATCATCGGACAGATGGGCGCTGCCGCTGTGCGCGCAGCACCATCGGCAACAGCACCGGATGAACGAACGGGAATTTTGGGCGAGCTACGGCATCAACCCGTTTGCGCTCGCGATGCGTTACCGGGTGCCGCGATGACGTTCCTCCAAATCATGCGCGAGGCGTATCTAGCGCGGCGCGCGGGAGTGTCGGCGCAAGTCGCGCTGATGTCGGCATGCGGCAATGATGACGATTGTTGGCGCGTGATTTGGGAACGGCTGATGAAATCCGCGATCTTGGAACGCAGTCTAAAACGGTTTGAGAAAAAACGATGACGGCGCGTTATTCCATCATGGTTCGCGAGCATGGTTCCGACCATGATGTTGAACTGTTGCAGGTCAACAGTAATCCCGACGCCATCGTTGCCGGGCTGCGCGCCAAAACATTGAAGCTTCACACCTCGATTTTTCAACCGGGCAAGCGCGTCTTAAAAGTTCCGAAATATACCTATGTTCGCGTGGTCGATCATGAGGCAATGTAATGCCGCGCCCGTGGATGCCATTTTATTGGGGCGATTATTTCCGCGACACGCGGCATCTTAGCAAGGGACAACATGCGTCATACCTGATGTTGATCGGACATTATTGGACGCATGGCGGCCTACCCGACGATGACAGACAACTTGCCAACATCACGCTATCGACAATCGAGGAATGGCAAGCCGACAAGCCGGTCCTGCAAGCGTTTTTTTATGACGGATGGACGCACAAGCGCATTGAGTACGAGATACACCGCACCGATGAGCTAAGAACCAAACGGGCGGCGGCCGGACAAAAGGGCGGCATCATCGCCTCTATCAATCGGTTCAAGCGGCGGCCCTAGTGCCAGCGTCAATTGATTTTCGTTCGCCACCGTTTGCGCGATGTGATGCAGGCGACGATGGCAATCGCGGCAAACCGCCGTCAAGTCCTCGGGGCGTTCGTGATAGACGCGCCGATAATTATTATGATGGACCTCGGCCGCGCGATTGCGGCAGCGAACGCCGTTCCAAGTGATTTCGCACTGGAAACCCGCTGCGGCTTTCGCGCGATCAGCTTTCAGCTTCCAATCGTCGGTTCGCAAATATTCATGATACCGCTTTTGAGTGTTGGACATGATCGATCCTCCAATTCGAGAGGATCGCTATAATTGTCACCACGAACGGGTTGTCAAACAAGCGGCGGCGCACTTCAGCACGCTTCCGCGCGCTCCGGCGCACTCGCGCAACACAAAAGCACCTATCGGAACACACTGAAACACGCTGCGGGCCAACCTCAAATTTCGGTGATTGATAGCAATTGCTACTCGTTTGCTATCGGTTTGCTTTAGCCGAACTGTACTAATCACAATCACATATCTTTCTCTTACTTTCTTCTGTGTGTGTAGCTGCGCGCGAGGGGCTTGCCAGTGGGCTTGGGGCAGGAGTAATTTTCTGGCATCAGGGTTCCGTGATGCCACAAATTTACGACGACAACGCTGGACCAACAGCGGAGCGTCTTGCTCACGCTCACGGTTGCTACACCGTTGCCGGTCGTGCCCGATCCTCCCGCCGAATTACTCTGTTGGACGATGCCCTAGGGCGGGCGTGGATGCGTCAAAAAATTTCGGCCGCCGAATACTCCGCGCTGAAAAAATACGCGCTACATTGGCTCGCTGGCGGCTTGCAGGGCCATTTGGGCAGCATCGATCTAAACCGTATCCTCGCCTTTGATCCCGGCTCGATGACGGGGCTGGCCAAGACCGAAGCGCAGGCCGATCACCGCAGGCTGTATCACGCGGCGCGCGATCAACTCGGAACACGGCCCGCGATGGTCGCCGATCACATCGCCTGTTTCGATATGTCGCTGATGACGGTTGGCGCGTTGCTCGGCTATCGTTCGGCCTACAGGGCGCGGACCAAGGCCGCCGAAATCCTCTCGGATGCTGGCTATCGGCTCGGAAAATTTTGGGATGACATCGCCAAGGCCCATTGACAAAGGGGCGTTTTGGGCCAGAAATCGGTCAGTCTCGCGATCTGCGCCGGATAGCGAGTTTCCCCTTGCGATCTACTGCACTAGCGAGACTGAAAAAGCCGGGAGCGATCCCGGCTTTTTCTATTGCACTCCCTATGCACGCAACAGACTTGGCGCGGCGTTCACGCGTCGCGCTTTTTCAGTGAAGGTGCATTGAAAGCCAATAAAATAGAGCGCCGCCAGCGATAATAAGCTGCCATTCCTCCGGCAGATTAAAAAAGCCAACGAATACGATCAGGGCACCGACAATTTCGGCGAGTTGGATTAGACCCCAAGCGATAATCCCGCTCATGCCTTCAAGTCCTCTGCGGTCGATTTGGTTTTCAGCATCAGGTTAATCAGCATCGCGATCACGGTTGGCACCGGATAGACATCAGCGATCCAGTTTCGCACGCTGCGACCTCCGACATTGATGGTGCGGGCAAAGCCCATTTGCGTGAAACCAAGCTTTTGCAGCTTGGCCCAGAATTCCGCGCCGGTCATGCCGCTAGCGTCAACCGGCTTTTTTTTCACTGACTTTTTCATTTGCGTTCCTAATTAAACGATCCACCAGCCGGGCGGTATTGCCGGGCTTCCAGCTTTTGCCTTGCGGCGTTTTGATGCCTTTCATGTTGAGCAACGCGGCCAGCCGCCGCGATGACAAATTGCGATAGGGCCATACGGTTTCGCGTAAGCCTTCCGCGAATTCGCTCGCGACATCGTAATTAATGCGAGCCTGTTGCGGATTGCCAAGCTTGACACCGCGCCGCTTGGCAGCGGCGAGGGCGTCAATGGTGCGCTGTGCGATCATGCGCCGCTCTTTCTCGGCGACGGCCGCGTAAATATGCAGCATGAACGGGTCAACGTTTGGCCCTAGCTCGCAAACGATGAACGGCACCCGCTTTGACATCAGGCCCGCGATAAACGCGACATCGCGCGACAGCCGATCAAGCTTGGCGATGATGACCGGCGCTTTAAGTTTGGCAGCGGCTTTTAAGGCCGCGTCCAATTCCGGGCGACGTTCCAACGCGTCGTAACCCTTGCCGGTTTCGATCTCGACAAAACCGCCCGCGATCTCATAGCCTTCATTTTCGCAAAAGGCGTCAATCGCCGCCTGTTGCGCGTCAAGGCCAAACGGGATTTTGCCTTTCCGCTCTTTCGACAAGCGGCGGTAGATAATGGCGGGTTTCATTGCACGGTTTCCGGTGGCGTCCAAGGCGTGTCGGTCCGCACCATGCCGCGCGGCGTCTGTTCCAGAAAAATCGTGTTGGCGCGAATACGTTCGATATCGGTCGCGGCGCTAATGGTGCCGCCGCGTTGATCCGCGCCAATAACAAGGCCTTTGCCTAAAATCGGGGTTCGCGCGTCCCGCAGCAAAAAACCGCGCTCGCAAAGCTTGAATAGCCCTTCCTCATCAAAAAACAGCGCGTCGCGTTCGGCCAAAAGGCCTTCATGCCGTGCGACCTCAAAGGTCCGTACCGGCATGCTTTCGTGAGACAGCGCCGCATAATAGGTTTCCAGATCGTCCCGTGTGATCTCGACTTGCGAGATTTGGCAGGCAAACGGATCGATCAGAATAGCGGTCGCAATTTTAGATTTCTTTGTCATAGGTTCCCCTTGCTGCGCTCGATTGCGCTGCGCGACTATAGGCCGTAAATTCCTAGGCCGCAATAGCCCAAACAAAAAGCCCGGCACGATGGCCGGGCTTCCTGACTTGATTGTAAGGCCGTCTAGAGCCGGGCAATGGTTGCGATCTTATGCCGGTTATAGGTTTCGTTGCGCATGATCTGGCGGGTCGATTGCTTGCCGGTGCCACGGCAGGAAAAGCACGTTCCAGAATTGGACATCTTGCCGTTGACGCAAGCGCCCCAACCATAAACGCCGGAACCTTTGCACTTGCGGCAGATGCCCGGCCGGTCATTGGGCTGGCTTAAATCATACATTAGAACATTTCCCCTTGCTTTGATTGATCGGAAAACAAACCGGCATCACACGCGGCTTGCGGCTTGGATGGTTTCAGTGGCGCGGCGGCTTTGATCTTGAGCAAGCCGCCGACATTGGGCGCGGTGCCCGCGATCTCAATTTGACTAGAACGGGATATTTGCGAGCGCGACATTGCGGACATCCCTACGCTCGCAAAGCATCAAATCGTAATCGTTCCCGGCGCTGCGAAAATCGGACCGGGCAGTTTCGCAAACGCCGCGAAACATCACAGCGGCCTCATAGGCAGCGCGGCGGAAAGGCGACATTTCCTTTATGCCGCGCGCGTCATGATAGGCCTTGGCAGTGTTATAGACCTTGGCGGCACCGCCGCCGCCGTTGCGCTGGTATCGGTCGGCAGAGATTGCCGCCAACTCCCGCATTGCGTTGTGATCGAACATTGGTTCCCCTTGCTGCGCTGAATTGCGCAATTCCAATATAGGCAGTAACGGCCTAGGCAGTCAAGGCCTATAAGGAATTTATTTTCAGCCAAGAAAAAACCCGGCGTTTCCGCCGGGCTGTTTCGCTAGTGCAGGGTTTTGCCGGGTGGCCGGGATATTGAGCTAAGGAAGGCTTCAAGCCATTTCCGCATGCGCTCTAGCTCGGCAAGGCGTTCGCGCGTTTGCTGTTCCGTCATGCCGCCACCTTGAGAGGTTCGGCGATGACAGCGGCGCGCAGGAAGTCTGCGGCCTTTTGCGCGGCGCTTGCGGCAGTAAAGAACGCCTTCGCGTCATCCTTTAGTAGCTCAATCCAATTGCCAATGTAGCTCGCGTGACGCAATTCACCATCAAGGTTGAATTCAGCGCAAAGGAAAGCCGATGCCAACTCGGCGACCAATTCCTCTGCGGCATAGGCGCGATCCCCAAAGCGCTTGCCGAATTCGCGATCAAGGCGCGGCTTGCCGCCGGTCCAATGCGCCAATTCGTGAAACGCGGTCGCGTAATAATTCGCAGCCGATTTGAAGCTTGCAAAGGTCGGCATGCAAACCTTGTCATGGCCGGGAGAGTAGAACGCGCGATCCCCGCCGGTTTCGGAATAATTGCAACCCGTCGCGCCGATAAATTCTTCTATGGTGGCGTCACGTTCATCGGCATGGCGCGATTTGATCGGTTCCGGCGTCAAGATTTTTTCGGGCAGGTTTTCGCATTGATCGACGTTAAAGACAGTGTATTCGCGCAACATGGTGTAGCCGCGCTTGTCGTCCTCGCCCTCTGACTTGCCTTTGGTCCCGGCAACGGTCTTGACGAAATAGACCTTGAAACCGTGTTCACCCTTTTTGACGTTGCCGCCCAAATCAAGCGCTTGCTTGAATGTCAGGAAGCGCGGCGCGCTGTATGCGCCTTGCGCCATCCAAAGCAAAACGACGTTGCAGCCGGAATAGGGCCGATTGGTCGCGGCGTTGTGCGGCATGTTTTTGCCGGGTGTCGCGGACCATGGCTTAACCCATGGTGCCGATCCGGTTTCGAGTTGAACGAGAATTCGGGCGGTGACGTTTGCGTAAAGGTTGTTTGCCATTTGAAGTTTTCCCCTTGCGATGGCGTTGCGGTAAGCAAGGGGACAGTAGGCAGTAACAGCCTAGGCCGTCAAGGCCTAAGAGATATTTATTTTCGGCCATCAATCGAGAGGTAACAGCGATGTCGGGAACGGCGCGAAGGCGAGGCCATCGGGAACGCTTCTATAGGGATTTTGCGCGCCGGACAGACAAGCGAGCGCGCAACGGCCGCAGATACCTAGACCGGCAATTGACGCGCGCCGTGGCATCCCTTGCGCGGTACGATCTCGCCCCATGTTCCCATTGCCAAGCCAATCAGCCGCAGGACAGGCAAGGCTAACGCGTCATGGCACCATTTCCCCAAACCACGGTTCCGGCGCATTGGCGTGATGCCAGCGCACGCGGGAGGCCTTCCGAGTATCGGCAGGAACACTGCGAAGCGGTGATTTCATTCATGGCACAGGGATACAGTCTAACGGCCTTTGCCGGATCGATCCGGGTTGCGAGGGATACGGTTTACGAATGGATCAAATGCCACAGCGAATTCTCCGACGCTGTATCCCGCGCGCGCGGCGCAAGAGTTACAGCGCTAGAAGCCAAGCTTTTGCGATCTCGGAAAGGCGCGGAAACGACAGCGGCGATCTTTGCCTTGCGCAATGCCGATCCGACCGAATGGCGCGATGTCAAGCATACCCAGCACGTCCACACGCTAGACGCTGCAACGCTTACGGACGCGCAGCTATACGCCATTGCGAGCGGCACGCATGCTGGTGACGCGTCTATCGTTGATGCTGAATTCGAGCGCGTTAAGGGTTGAAACGTCACACGCTAACGAGCGATTGCGTGTGGCAGGGGCAGCGCGACGGCCCCGACCCCACCGGGAGGGGAAAAATTCGCGGCGGAAGCATGCTTAAATTTACAAACCCCTCCGACTTTTCGCCACCTCCCCCAACTCCACCCCGTCAATTCCGAAAGGGTGGTCATCACCGCAAATCGGAACCGCCGAAAAAATGCGACTGTGCATTGCGGGAGTAATAATTACGCCTCAATTAAAGGTCTCAAATGATCTCAAGGATCGTTCCCATGTCGCGGTCGGAATGGCTGCACAAGATGGGGTCGAAAGAAGCGCAGTTGCGGGCGCTCCGCGAACAACGCAGCGACCGCGCGAGTGAGGCGAACCCGACCGTTGATAGCGGCCCCGACCGGGCAAGCCTCGCTGGTCCCCTTGCCGATCCGACCGGGCGGGGAGAGGGGACCGGCACAAAACAATTGGTCCGGGTAGCGCCGGAAACAATCGGCGGGTCGGATGACGCAGCGTCCGATGTCCCTCGCGGTCAGGCCCTCCCGCCTCGGCCGCGAGGGCGTCCGCTGAAAGCCGAACGCGACAAGACCCTCAAAGCGACCGAACCGTGGAAAAAATGCGATCCCCCGGTTTCAAGGCCGACGTGGTTTCGGAGGCAGAAGAATGTCAAAGCTGTTTGAGCGCATGGGCAACACCATCGTTCTGGATCGCCGCCAGCCGTTTCCCGGCAATTGCCAGATGTGCGGCCATTTCAACGACCTTCGGCCCTACGGCCCGAACAATGAGAACATCTGTTTCGATTGCGCCATGAAGGATGAGCCGACCACGCGCCGCAAGTTCTATGAATTGCTCAACGGACAAGCCTGATGTTCCGCGATCAACCCTTCGCCGACTGTGCCGCCAAAGCCGAAACGCTCGCCGCCGCCGGTCATGAAGTGTTTCAGAAATTCACCTGCGACGGCTGCGGCTCGCGGCTGATGATCGCAGAGCCGAACGTGTTCCACGAAACCGGCACCTGCGACAAATGTGAAACCATCACCGACATCAAGCGCAAGGGCTGCGGTTTTATGCTGCACTTGAGGCTGCGATGAAAAAGTCGCCGCTCAAGACCGCTTGCCCGTTCTGCTATGGCGCGACCGCGACCGCCAATGATGTGTGGGGCGAGCGCGTCCCGAAAAACGGCGACTTCGCGCTGTGCCAGTTTTGCGGCGAAATCTCGGTGTTCGTTGATAGAGGCCAGCGTCTTAGAAAGCCCAACATCAAGGAACGCTCCGAAATCGCCAATCATCCCCCGGCGCAACTCTTGAAAAGATCGTGGGCACAGGCACGCGCATGACGACGCCAGCCGAAAAAGTCGCGCTCGATGTCATCCGGGTTGCTCTTACCAGCGCCACCGCTGGCGACAAAAAGCCGATCATCGCCCAACTCGCGATGCTGACCGGGTTGACAGTGTGGATTTGCCAAGATCACGGCATCAGCAAAAATATTCTGGATCAGCTTGTCGATCATCGGTGGAACGATTACCGGGAGACGTTCGGTGACGCGCGAAACCATCATTGACATCATCCGCCACGAACTGCTGCGGCAGGCCAACCTCAAGCAGTTGAGCCTCGCCAAAGCAGATCGGCCGGACGATATCAGGGTGACGGGCACCATTGATTTGCTCGCCATCGCCAACGCGATCAAGGCGCGGTGATCTCGCGCCAGCAAATTCTGCGACGGGCCGCCTGCTTCAAATGCGGAATGCGGTTGAACAAACTCAAATGCCTGTACGGATGCACCGACCGCCAACTAAAAGAACAGCGCGACCTCGCGCTAAAAATCCACCGCGACATCAAGGCAGCGGAGAAAAGACCCGTCATATTTCAGATCAGATGATTAAGGATTTCGTTGGCGGCATGCGCGAATACGCCGCCCGCAACGATCTCGGCAAACCGACGCTGATGTTCGCACAGACCGAAGATCATTTCGGTGTTTGCCTCGACTGGCACGACTACCGCCGGGCGTTTTCGTTTCGGCGGCCAAGCTGGACGCCGGATGATTACGAAAAACTCTGCAATGCGTTGAGGGCGTGGTGACGTTCGCACCCCAAGCAAATATGCGGTCGATCATGGGCGAGCGGATGCGATCCACCGAACGCGAACAGGGTTTTACCATCGTCACTGCCGCGCCTTGGCTCGATCCGAACGATTGGACGCCTGCCACCATCATCGCAGCGGACGGCAAGCGCATTCGATTGGTGGCCTTGGAAGCCAAAAACCCCGGCCACGGCGCGTTCACCCGATTGATCGCAAAAATTCAGGCGGCGGGGTTGGTCCCGGTGATCGTTGAACCGTCAAGGTCGCTGATCGACTGGTGTTTGCGTCACGACTATCGCGAGCGCCGGATCGGCAAGGGCCATCTGGTTCACACTATTTGGTATCCGCGTCGTTGAGCGTTTTCGCACAATCGGCACGCAGCCAAATCATGAAATCAAGTAGTTCGTCCTTGCGGCGACGCTCTTGACGCAAATCCTCAAGCAGATGCAGGGCAAGCTCTACTTCATCAAGCTTCACGGCTAGTTGCGTTATCAGACCTTTGTTGCGGCTCTTTGCGGCGGCAAAAAAGCCGTCATATAGAGCATCGCGTCGGCGCTCAATCTTGTCGATTTGCTTGTTAAGCGCTTTCAGGTCGGGGTAGGTGGCAAGCTCCGCCTTGAGTAACGGGTAGGCAAGCGTCGTCAACAACATCGCACGGATTTCAGGCGAGAGGTTTTCGTCAATGGCTATCGCGCCATCAGGAGGCTTTGCGATCATTCCGTCCGTTCCCCAAATATCGGAATAATTCCGAATAAGGAAGCTTACCACATATGCACCTCTCGGCGGAAGATGCTGCATCGGAAATCATCCGACGCAAGCAACTCCGCTCGCGCTTGCAATTGTGGTGCGAAAGCCAAGGCTACATCCCGGCCAAGCACCATCGGCTGTTGATCGAAAAGCTTGAAGCGGTCGCACGCGGCGACATCACCCGGTTGGCGGTGTTCATGCCGCCCGGCTCGGCGAAGTCCACCTACACCTCGATCCTGTTTCCGCCGTGGCTGATGAGCCAGCATCCGAAAGCCTTGGTGCTTGGGGCCTCGCACACCACGGAGCTAGCGGAGCGCTGGGGCAGGCGGGTTAGAAACCTGATCGCCGAGAATGCCCTGACCCTCGGAATTAATCTGGTTGAGGACAATCAGGCCGCCTATCGCTGGGCGCTACAGCAGGGCGGCGAATATCTCGCGGCCGGTGCCAATGTCGGCATCGCCGGTTTCCGGGCGCTCTATGGATTGATTGATGACCCTATTCGGTCCCGGCAAGACGCCGATAGCCAGTTGGTGCGTGATCGCACTTGGGATTGGTATCTCAATGATTTTCGTCCTCGTCTTGTACCACATGCTCGTCAGGTGTTGATCCAGACCCGCTGGCATGAAGATGATCTGGCGGGCCGCGCGCTCAATCATGAACAATGGGAAGTGCTTTCGCTGCCCGCGATGGCCAAACAGGATGATCCGCTCGGCCGCGCTCCCGATGAACCGCTATGGTCGGATGACGATTACGGTTATGGCGCGCAATTGCTCTATCTCCGCGACACCACACCGCCGCGCGTCTGGTCGGCGCTCTATCAGCAATCTCCCGCGCCAGAGGAAGGCGATTATTTCAAAGAGGAATGGCTCAAGCCGCGCGACATCGTTCCGCACGCCTCGACCTTGCGGGTCTATGGCGGCTCTGATTACGCGGTGACGGCCGATGGCGGTGACTACACCGTGCATGCGGTGGTCGGCATCGATCATCTGAATAATATGTTTCTGTTGGACATCTGGCGTCGTCAAACGACATCGGATGTGTGGGTCGATGCGTTCTGCGATCTGGTGCAGAAATATCGCCCGCTCGAATGGGCAGAGGAAGTTGGGCAGATCAGGTCCGGCGTTGGCCCGTTCCTCGAAAAGCGCATGCGGCAACGGCGGCTCTACGTCAACCGGACACAGTTTCCGACACGCGGAGACAAAGGCGTGCGCGCCCGTTCGATCCAAGGCCGCATGGCGCTTGATGGTCTTTACTATCCGAAAAATGCCAATTGGGTTGCCGATTGGCTCGCAGAAATTCTGAATTTCCCGGCATCCAAGCATGATGACCAAGTGGACGCGTTGTCGCTGGTCGGGCAGTTGCTCGACAAGATGGTGATCGGGAAGCTTGCCGAAAAGAAAACGCCGAAGCCGCCGGAAGATGGCTACCAGCCCCGCAAACCCAAAACCATCGATCACATGACATTATGATTTCACTCGATGATCTCGGCAACTCCGGTCAGTACGACGGCGGTTATGACAAATATGACGGCTGGGACGCCAACGGCAATCAACCGCCCTCGACGGTGCGGCGGCGTCGCGAGTTTGAAAACTACGCCTATGCCAAGGGCCGCGAGATTGATGAACAGCGCTTGTCGTGGCGCTACTACCACATTGACCAATGGACGCAGGACCAACTCCGCATCCTGAAAAAGCGCTCGCAGCCCGCGATCACGTTCGACCGCACGGGAAGAAAGATCGACAGCCTAAGCGGCACCATCCGAAGGCTGCGCACCGATCCGAAAGCCTATCCCAACACGCCAAACGGCGAGAACGGCGCGGAAGTCGCAACCCAAGTCATTCGCACCATCAACGACGCGTCGATGGCGGAAGATTTGGAAGTGGAATGCTGCCGGGATGCTTTGATCCACGGCATCGGCGTTTCCGAATTGAAGATGACCAAGGGTGACAAGGACGATCCCGATCTGCGCTTTGGCTATTGTGACCCGCGAACATTTTTTTACGATCCGCGCTCGACCAAGAATGATTTCCACGACACAAGGTTTCACGGCATCTACAAATGGGCCGATGCCGATGAACTCGAAGCGGCCTTTCCCGAACAGCAGGATTTAATCCGCCAGTCGATCAACAATGACGGCGGTTACTGGACCGCGTTCGATACGGATCGCGAACCGATGTGGATCGATATCTATCATCGCGTTCGTCTGGTCGATCACTGGTACAGGGAAGGCCAACTCTGGAAGTGGTGCCTGCACACGGGCATGGTCGAATTGATGCGCGGCGATAGCCCGTTCGTCGATCCGCGCGGCAAGTCGATCTCGAAATATCATGCGTTCGCCGCCTATATCGACATTCACGGCGATCATTACGGTTTGATCCGGCGCTTGCGCGGACCGCAGGACGCGATGAACCAGCACCGCTCCAAGGCGATGCACATTATGAACACAAGGCAAGTCAAGTTGAAGGAAGGCGCGGTTGACGACATTGAAGTGACGCGGCGCGAGGCCGCGCGTCCCGATGGCGTCTTGGTCTATCGCGGCGACAGCAAAGACCTTGAGATTGACCAACCGGATCAGGAATTCATTCAGCAAACGAATTATTATCAGGACGCCAAGACCGAAATCGACAGCTTCGGACCGAACCAGCAATTGATCCAGCAATTCGGCCAGAACGTTTCGGGCCGTGCCGCCAACATGCTGCAACAGGCGGGGCTTGCCGAACTCGGACCGTTCCTGAAAAATTTCCGAATGTGGAAGCTTGAGCGCTATCAGGCGTGCTGGCTTGCGGCGCAAAAATTCTGGACCGCCGATCGCTTCCTGCGCGTGACGGAAAATCAGGGCATCGCCCAATTCATGCAGATCAATGGTGTTGGCTTGAACGAATTCGGCCTCCCGACGCTGGTGAATTTTCTCGGCAATATCGACGTTGAAATCAAGATCGATGAAGGCCCCGACACCGAAACCGTGATGGGTGACATCTTCGATCTGTTGATGGCGCTGTCTCAAAACAACGTGCCGGTGCCGCCTGCGGCGATCATTGAAGCTTCTAACCTGCCGATCTCGGAAAAGAAAAAGTTGCAACAGATGGTGTCGCAGCCCGATCCGATGAAACAGCAGGCGTCGCAATTGCTGTTGCAGGACAAGCAGGCCGATATCCAAAAGAAAACCGCGGAAGTCGGAAAAATTCAGACGCAGGCGATGCTCAACGCGGCCAAGGCGCGCACCGAAGGCCAGCCCGGCGCACCGCCGCCTCCGAAAACGCCGCTCGATGTCGCGCAGCAACTCGCCGACATCAACGAGACCAACGCAACCGCGCTGCACAAACGCGCCAGCGCGACCGGCATGTATCACAAGGCGCTGATAAGCCCCTTGCAACTATTGGCCGATCATGCGCAGCGCGGTTTGGATCGCAGCGTCGAAAGCGCACACCGCAATGCGGACCGCCTGACCGATACCGCGCACCGCAACGCCGACCGTCAGATGGCGCAACAGCGCGCCAACAGCATTCCTGAATAGCCTTTCGTCCGTCGCGAACGAAATCGCGGCACCACGTCCCGCACCACGACACGATGCGCCCCTGTGAACGGGGAACGGTTCACTACGCCTGCCGTGCGCGACAGCACGGCCACGTTGCCGGATGACGACACATTCGGGGAGACTGACATTGACTGACACGACCCAAGGCCAAGACACGCAAGTTACACAGCAGGCCGATGACGCCTCGCTGTTTCGAGAAGCGCTTGACGCGCCGACGCTCGAAAAATTCGAAAACCCGCAGCCCCAAGAGCCAAAACCCGCCGCGCAGCAACAGCAGCCAGCGGGGCAACAGCCGGGGCAACAGAAGTCCGACGCGCAACAGCAAGACGCGCCAGTGCCCGCAGGGCGCTTGCGTGAGGAAAGCGAAGCGCGACGCCGGGCGGAACGGGACAATCAGGATTTACGGGCAAGGCTCGCGGCGTTTGAAGTGCAGCCACGGCAGCAGCCGGGGCAGCAACAGCAGCCGCAAAAACTCGATGTGTTCGACAATCCATCGGGCTTTGTGAAGCAGGAAGTCCAACCGCTATTCGAGCAATTCCGCCAAGAACTCCAAATGACGCGTGAGGCAATGAGCGCCGACAACGCGGTCCGGGTTTATGGCGATGAACGGGTAGGGGCCGCGCGTGCCGCTCTTGAACAGGGCATGGCACGGCACGACCCGAACGCTTGGGCGACCTACAATCGCGCGATGTCGTCACACGATCCCTATGGTGTCATCACCCGATGGCATCTGGATCGCGAGACCTTGACGCAGATTGGCGGCGATCTCGACACCTACAAAAAGCGCGTGCTTGAGGATGCGCTGAAAGACCCTGAATTCCACAAACAGGTGATTGCAGCGGCCAAGGGTCAAGCGGCGGCGAATGGTCAACAGATCAACCGTCCCGTCACTCAATCGAAAGTCCCCAGCCTTCCATCGCTCTCGGAGATTGGAGCAGCGGGGCCGGACGAACAGCAAATGGAACCGTCCGACGAAGCGCTTTTCCGGGCAGCCGTTTCAGCCAAGCGGCGCGGCTAAGGAGACACGCGCCGCTTAACCCCAAGGGGTTGCGGCAATGCTTACGTCTAATCACGTCAACAATGAACTAATCAAATTTCGTCGTCAGGTCATTTCGGATTTTCTGCGACGGTCGCGGTTCGACCCGTTCATGGGCGATACCTCGACCTCGGTGATCGTCCGCATGGCCGATCTCGAAACCAACGGCAAGGAAATCAACATTCCCCTTGTCAACCAGATGACCGGCCCCGGCGTGGGTGTCGGCACGCTGCGCGGCAATGAGGAAATGATGGACAGCTACGGCTTTCCGGTGTGGGCGGATTGGGGCCGCAACGCGGTTGCCAACAATCGTGCCGTCAACAAGGAAAGCTCGTTTGATGTTCGGTCCACCGCGCGCAATCTGTTGCGCGGCTGGTCGCGTCGTATCGTCCGCGATGACATCACGGATGCGCTGTTGTCGATCCCGACCGCTGCGATCCAGCCCGGCCGCTTCCAAGTGCCCGGCAACCGCGTCAACGGCATCCGATTTGGTGTCGCGACGGCGGCACAGCAGAACTCTTGGACCGGCGCGAACTTTGATCGTTTGCTGTTCGGCAAAGACCTTGGCAACTATTCGTCCACCTTCGCGACCGCGATTGCCAATGTGGACGCGACCAACGATCTGATGACGGCGGCGAACGGCTCGCTGATGAAACAGCTTGCCAAGCAGTCCGGCGTCGATCCGGCCAACCCCGGCGTCTACACCGGGCGGCCCAAGATCACGCCTTGGGAAATAGAGGAACTCGATGAGGAAATGTATGTCTGTTTCCTCGGCGACCGCAATTTCCAGAACCTGCAAAACGACCCGACGATGTTCCAAGCGAACCGCGATGCGCGTGCGCGTGAGAACAACCCGACCGCAAACAACCCGATCTTCACGGGCGGCGCGTTGCTCTATGACGGCATTCTCTACAAGAACATTCCCGAAATCACTTCGCGGTTGCTCTTGAAGGGTATCGGTGCGGCTGGCGTCGATGTCGAACCGATCTTCCTCTGCGGTCAGGCGGCGATGGCCTACGCAATGGGCCAGTTGCCGCGCCCGACGCAGTTGGAAGATGGCGATTACGAATTCGTTTTCGGCATCGGCATTGAAACGCAATATGGTGTCGGAAAAATTGCGAAAGCACCGCAGACGGTGCAGGGCGCAACGGCTGGCGATCTGGTCGATTGGGGCATGGTGACGGGCTTCATGGCCGCACCGCCTCACACCTAGGACTATCAGCGCCGGGGCTTGTCCCCGGCGCTTTTTGTTTTTCTCAAAACCAAGGATCACAGCAATGGCTATTCGCAAGGCTTACTCGCAGCCGCAGGCGGGCGCGGAAGGTTTCGCCCGAACTAAGAAAGTGGTCGGCGGCAACTACGCCATCCGCTCCACCGATGTTGTGTTGAACGGTCAGGTGTCGATTGCAATGGTGCCGAAAGATTTCGTCATCCAGTCGATCTTTGGCACGTTCCCCGACATGGACACGGGCGCAACGCTCACGGTCTCAATCGGCGATGCGCTCTCGGCTAACCGGCTGGTGAATGCGTCCGCTGGCGGCCAAACCGGCGCTGCGGTGCCAGCGCTGATCGCTGGCGCGGTGGGCTACCAGTTTCCGGCCGACACCGAAATCCTGATGTCGTTTCCCGCTGGCCCGGTCGGCGGGCAGGCGGGCAACGGCACCTTCTTTATGGAAGGTTACATCGGGCCGTAAAAAACTGTTTCACATGAAACACGGCCTAACCATTACTCCAACCGATCAAGGGGTTATCGATGCCCAAAGAGCTATCCGTCACCTATCACGCGCCGAAGGGCGACAGCAAAGTGGTCGAAGCCTACGGCTCTACATTCCACGACGGCAAACCGGAAACGGTGGTCGTGGATGATCGCACGCTCGCCAAGCTGCAAGGCAACCGGCACTTTGAATGCGGCGAGGCCAAGGATCACAAGCCCGACAAGGCCGAACACCACGATCAATCGAACAAGGAAACCCACAAGGGCCGCTAAACGCGGCCCTTTCCTTTTGGGAGGCGAGCATGACCGTCAAAATTTACATCGGCCCGTTCATCCAGCCGGGCGAAAGTTTGTCGGACGCCGCCGACTGCCGCGCTGGTCAACCCGTGCGCCTGACGATGCCGGGCGCATGGGATGATGCGCCGCTGACGTTTCAGGTCTCGACCGACGATCTGATGTTCAACGATCTCTATGACCATCGGGGCGAGGAAATCGAAATTGTCGTGGTCCCCGGCGCGGGCGTCATCGTGCCGCCCGACTGGCTGCGCTCGGCGACCTACATCAAGTTTCGATCCGGCACCAGCGATGCGCCGCGACCGCAAAGCGATCTGCGCGAATTTGCCATCGCAGTTGACGTGCCCTGATGCCGATCACCTACACGGCCGAACAGGTCATCAACAAAGCCGCTAGCGATCTCGGCAAGTACATCCCCGGCGAAGCACTCGGCGAAGTCGAACATCAGGTTTTGTCCGACCGGCTCGATAACGTCATTGATGAACTTGGCAAGATCATCGCGATTACGGACCGCGATCTCATTCCCGCCATCGCCTTTGAAAGCGTGTCGGTGCTGGTCGCAATTTTTGCGTCGTCGGAATTTTCCAACACCCCGGTTGATTACAGTCCCGGCGGCCCGGTTGATCGCGTCGAACAGCGCTTGCGATACCTGATCTCGCAAACGCCGACCTACGAAATCCTGCAAACGAATTATTTCTGAATGACCAACGTTCCGTTTCCGATGATCTCCGCACCGGGGCAACATCCTCAAGTCAGTGGCGGACGGCTGATTAACACCTACCCGGAAACGCTGGCAGCGACCGCAGGGATGCCCTACGCGTATTGGCGCGTGCCCGGCCTCAATATGTGGGGCACCGTGCCGAACGGCGTCTATCGGGGCGGTGTGCAGGTTGCAGGCACCTTCTATGCGCTGTTCGGCACCACGGTCTACAAATTCACGGCGGCGGCCGGGGCAGGCGTGGCATTGCCGGGCGCGATCCCCGGCACGCAATTTTGCTGGTTCGCCGCTAATCAGGCATCGCCGCCCAACATCGCCGTGGTGTCGCCGGGTGTCGGCGCGTTCGTCGTCACCGATCCCGGTGGCGTCGCCAATTATCCCGATGCGAATGTCGGGCAACCGAATTGTGTGCTGTTCTTTTTCGGATTTTTTATTTTCAGCTACGGCAACGGCACCACGATTGCGTCGAACATCAATTCAACGGTCATCAACCCGCTGAATTTTGCCAACGCGCAAAGCAAGGCCGATGCGCTGTATCGGCCGATCCCGCTCGGCAACGGCCAGCTTTTGCTTTGCGGTGCCAGCACCATTGAAGTGTGGGGCGGCGGCAACCCGACCGGCTATCCGTTTTCCTATGTCTCGACCATCTATCGCGGCATCCCCGGCCCGCAGGCGATTGCGGGCAGCGAGGACGGTTGGGGCAAGGGGCTGTTTTTTGTCGGCGACGATAACAAGGTCTCGACGCTGACAACCTACACGCCAACGCCGATCTCGATCCCCGACATCGACCAATTGATTGAGAAAGAACCGGACAAGACCAAAATCATTGTCGGGGTCTACGTCTCGCGCGGCCACGGCTTTGTCGTGGTGCAGGGGCCGAATTGGTGCTGGGAATACGACACCACGTTGCAGTCGTGGCATGAACGGCAATCCTATCTGCAAACCTACTGGCGCGGCTTTCAACCGATCCTTGCATTCGGTAACTGGCTGTGCGGCGATCTGCTTTCATCGTCGCTGTTGAAGATTGACGGCACGCTGCGCAACGAGGTTGGCAATCCGCTGCGGATGCGGGTTGAAACCGGGCCGCTTGCGGCATTCCCGCACAAGGTTCGCATCAATGGCATCGAACTTTATCTGACCAAGGGCGCGAGCAGCGCGCTCGGCCTCGACCCGCAAGAAACAAATGCGATGGTCGAAATCTCGATGTCGCGCAACGCCGGGCTTTCGTGGGGCACGCCGCGCCAAGTGCCGGTTGGCGTGCAGCAGACATCCGGTCGCGCGCGGTCCTCGATTTGGGGGCAGGCCGATACTCAAGGCGTGCGCTGGCGCTTTGACGAAAGCGCGGGCATCAACTTTGCCTTCATGGGTGCCGACATGATCGCGGACCCGCTGCGGTGAAAATCGTTCTGCCTGCGCAGAACATCGCGATCCAAACCCCGACAAGTGAAATCAATCCGACTTGGTACGAAAAGCTCAAAGCGCTTGAGGCGTTCGCAAACCTGTTTTCCGAAGTCGATCCCAACGCGCTCACCAACGGACAAGTCCTGATCTGGAACGCGGCAGCGAAAAAATTCCTGCCGGGCGCGAACTAACGAGCATCCATCATGGCCAGTTTTCTCGACACGCTGTTTGGCGGCGGGGCGCAGCAAGAGGCTGCGCAAAAGGACATCGCGGCGGCGAACACCTATCAGGGCCAAGCGCTGCCAGCGCTGCAACAGGCCTACAACACCGGCACGACGGCAATCAATCAGGGCATCGGTGCCTATACGCCGCTCGCCAATCTCGGCGCGACTTATTCGGGCGGCGCGCCGACGCTGATGAACGCGCTCGGCGTCAACGGCCCGCAGGGCAACGCGGCGGCGACCGCAGCTTATCAAAGCTCGCCCGGCTATCAATTCCAACTCGATCAGGGCGAGCAAGCGATCCAGCGCCAGAACGCCATTGGCGGCATGGGCGCGAGCGGCAACGCGTTGGTGGCGGCCAACAACTATGCGCAAGGCGCGGCCAATCAGGATTATCAGCAATGGCTGACCAACCTGCAAAACACTGGCCAGATGGGTTTGAGCGCGACCGGGGCGGCGGCGCAAGGGCAGGCACAGGGCTACGGCGGGCTTGCTAATCTCGCTTCGCAGTACGGTCAGAACCAAGCCAACGTTTACGGCAACGTTGAAGGCACCACGGTTGGGGCCAACAACCTTGCCGCCGCTGGCCAACAGCAGGGCGCTAACAATCTGTTGGGCGCGGGGCTTTCGCTGGCATCGCTGGCGCTCGGCCCGGCTGGCGTGGCTGGCAGTGGCATCTTGGGCGGCCTCGCAGGCAATAGCGCAGTCGGCAACATGCCCGCGACTGGCGCGGGTTCACCGTCTCCCGCCGTGGCGAATGCCTATGCGTTGTCGCAAGGCATCAATCCTTGGGGTTGATCCGTGGCCATCGATCCGATCCAGTTTCAGACCTCGCAAGTCGCGGGCGCTGATTTCACGCCGCTCGCCAATCTCGGTAAGGCGTGGCAGCAACAGCAGACGCTTGACGATCTCGCGCGCGTCTATGGGGCATCCTACGCGCCGACCTCGGCACCGACAGCAGCCGCGCCCGGCAGCGTTGCGCCCGCGCCATCCGGTTCATCGGCTTACTCGCGTGCGATCTCGAATATCGAAAGCGGCGGCCGATACGATCTGATGGGGCCAGCCACCGGCAGCGGCGACCGCGCTTATGGAAAATATCAGGTGATGGGCGCGAACATTCCCGGCTGGACCAAGGAAGCGCTTGGCCAGCCGATGACGGCAGCGCAATTCCTCGCCAGCCCGCAAGCGCAAGAGGCCGTATTTAATACGAAGTTCGGACAGTACGTTGACAAATACGGGCCGCGCGACGCCGCGAAAGCATGGTTTGCAGGCGAGGGCGGCATGAAAAATCCGAACGCATCCGATCTCTACGGAACCACGGTGCAAGGTTACGCGGACAAGTTCGTTCGCAACTTGGGTCAATAGGCATGGCGATCAACGCGCTTTCGTTCCCGGTGCCGCAGCCGTTCAACACTGCGACCGCCGATTTTTCGCCGCTCGCGAACCTCGGCAACGTCTATCAGCAGGCGCAACAGGGCGCGATGCAACAGGCCGCGCTTGCAAATTTGGGCAACGATCCAACCGCCAACGCGCAGACGCTTATTAAATCAGGCGTGCCGTCGCTCGCGCAACTCGGAATAAATCTGCAAAGCCAGCAACAGGCCCGCGCCGAACAAATTCGCGAATATGAAGCGCAACAGCGGATCAGGGAGGCTGCGGAAACGCGCGCACAAGAGACTTACGAAAAGAGCGATGCGGACGAAGCCGCAGCCGCCGCCGCCATTGGAAAGCTTTTTCCTGCCGCACCGCAGGCCGCGCCGCAGACGGCTTTTCCATCGCCCGGTCAACCGACGATGCCAGCCAACATTGCCAGTACGCCGACGCAAGCCGACACAATGACCTCTCCGATTGCGCCAAGCCAACTACAAACGACCGGCATCACGGATCGGATCGCAAATAATCTGACATCCGCGCAACCGGCCGCCGCCGCTGGCATCAGCCGCGATCAGATCGCGGAACTCTATCGAAACCCGTTGACGCGCCCGCTGGCGACCGCGTTCCTGCAAAAGCAATTCGACCCCGGCACTTGGAAATATGAAAAGACCGATGACGGCAGGATCATCGCGACGAACGCGAACAACCCAAGCCTTACAAGGGATGTCACGCCGCCGACAACCAGTGGCCAGCCGCCCGCGACGAAGGAACAGCGCGAGCGCGACGCGCGTTATGCCGACGCCAAGACCCGCAATCTGGATGACACGACCGCGAATTATTACGCGATGACCGGGAAAATGCCGAAAGAAGATTTATCGGCGACCGAAGAAAAGCGGATCGGCACACTAACCGATCAAGTCAACACTGCGCAAAGGACGCTGACCAATATCGCGCAACTCAAGGAGTTGTCGAAAAATGCGTGGGGCTTTACCGGCGCGGGGCCAGCCTCGCTTGCGGCTGCAACCGTCTTGCCGGACACGCTGGCGAAAGCATCTGGCGCGGTCGATACCCAAGACCTTATCAACGCGGCGCAAACCAACGTTGCCAGCGTCGCCAAGACGATCTTTCCGCAGCGTGTGACCAACACCGATCTGCAATTGTTGAAGGAACTGGAAAGCTCGGCGAACCAGCCGGACAGTGTGCGGCAGCGAATTTATACCCGCGCGGAACAGATGTTCACGCGAATGCAGAATGAGGCGACGGCGGAAGCAGAAGGCATCCGCAACAAGACATTTTACAAGCCCGGCGGCGGCCCGCAGCCAGCCGCAGCCGCACCGGCCGCACAACCGACCGCAGCGCCAGCGGCAGCGCCAGCAGCGCCAGCAGCGCCAGCAGCGAAACCTTCGTTGCAGGAATTTATGAGCAAGGCACGCGCGGCCAACCCCGGCGCTAAGGACAGCGATTTGGCGCAATACTGGAAACAGAAATACGGTGGCTAACATGGCCATTGTGGACCCGTTCGACGCGCCCGCTGCATCAGGTGGGATTGTCGATCCGTTCGACGCTGGCGCGGCTGCACCGGCTGACGATCATGGTTTGGCGCGACGGAAAAAAATGTCGCAGGCCGAATTGGCTGTTAGCCCGATCACCGAATATCCGAGAAATTACGCGGAAATGCGGACCGAAGCGCAGCAACAGGTCGGGCAGGGTGTCGAACAGCTTACCAGCGCACTGCGCAACGCCAAGGGTGGCCTCTACGAGCCGGGCGAGGCCGCTAATCTTTGGCAGGGAGCAAAGGGCGCGGGTAATATCGGACTTGGCGCGCTTGGCTATTTGTTCTCGCCGGTCGGTGCGGCCTATCGCAGCGTCATCGGCCAGCCTCTTGAGGACGTGACCGGCGTTCCGCGCGAGTACACCGAATTTGCCGCGCAGTTGGCGACGCCGGGAATTGGCTTCACGGGCAAAGCGCCGGAAGTGGCAGCGGTGCCGCGTGGCTTCCGCACCGAAGCCGAACCGCCGTCCCCGCCAGCGCCATCGGTGTCGCCTGCGGTTCAACAGGCAATCGAAGGCCAGCCGCGAGCGTTGACGACCGAAAGCCGGACGGCGCAACAGGCCGCGCAGTTTCTTGCCAAGACGCCGGTTGGCGGCTCTATCGGCCGGGCCATCGAAGCCGTTCCCGGAAAGTTTGGCGAAGCGCGCAACGCTGTGGCCGATGAACTCGGCGACTTTCGCACGCCGGGCAATGTCGCGTCCGACATACGCACCGAAATCGGCGGGGCGGCACAGACTGAAACACAGGCGGCGGAAACCGCCGCGCGCCAAGCCGATGAAGCGGCACAGGCGGAATATGAGCGAACCAATCAGCAGCGCGAGCAAGCCATCGCGCAGCAGGAACAGCGCAGCGCTCAAGCGGCCAATCAGCAGATCGGGAGTGTCGCGCCGGTCAACATGGGCGACGCCATCATTGATACCGTGCAGGACAATCATCGGATCGCGCGCAACGCCAAGGATCAGGCTTATCGCGAGGCCGCCGATACCAACGCAACGGTGCTGGATGAGGCCAACGCCGACGCGCACGGGGCCGTTCAGCAAAGCTTGCGAAGCGATATCGACGGTCAGGGCCGCGTCGATTTGACGGCGGCGGCGGTGCCCACCGCGCGGGGCATGTTGCGCCGGATACGACAATTTTCCAGCGATGCGCGGACCCGGACAGCGCAAGCGCAGGCCGAAGCGATTGACGGCGGCGGGACAGTGGCCGATGCCGCGCAAACCGGGCAAAGCATGCGCAATATTGAAGGCGTGCGGCAAGACCTCAACTTTGCTGCGAGCGGTGCCGACAATGACGCGGATCGCCGCGCCGCGCAGCGTATCATTCAAGGTTTCGATCAATGGCATGAAAATGCCATGCAACATTCGTTGATGGACGGCAGCGACCCCGGCGCGCTCGAAGCGTTTCAGCGCGCTCGCGCCGCCAATCGTGATTTTCGCGAACGCTTTGGTTACAACGACCGCAACGATGCCGACGCGACCCTTAACAAGATCGTGCAGCCGGGCGATCAGATCGGGCCGGAAGATGTCAGTAAAGCGTTGTTCGCGGGCGGCAATAAGCCGACCCGGTTGCTCGATGCGATCTATCAGGCGACCGGCGACCACCCAAATCACGCCAATGTGGTGCAGGCCATTCGCGGCGGTTTTTGGCGCAAGCTTTCGGGCACCGGGCCGGGCGAGACTGCGCGGACGCCGGAAAATATCGCGGGCGGCATCCACGACTTTATGAACCGTCGCGAAACCGCAGGCCGAATTTTTACGCCGCAGGATCAGGCATTGGCGCGAGCGCACGCTAACACATTGCGCGATGCGGTCGCGGCACGTCAGGAAGCCACCACAGCCGCGAAAGCCAATCGTCCGGTGCCGACCGAAGTGACCAAGGGGCCGATGCAGGATTTGGCGGATCGCGTCCTTGGCAGAGGCCAAAAAAGCGATGAAGCGCTGTTCGACACTATTGAAGGCTATGCGAAGTCAAAGGGCGGCGGCAAAGACATCGCGACGTTAGCGCAGGTCATGCGTAGCTTGCCGGAAGATTTGCGCGGCAATTTTCGCAACACTTTTATCCGTCGCTTGGGGACGGGGTTGAAGGGTGATTTTTCTCCGGCAAAATTTGCAGATGAGTGGACGACAAAAGTTAATCCGCAGGCCAAAGCGGTCTTGTTTGGCGATGGGACGCATGTTCGCGCGCTTGATGAACTCGCCGACGCCTCGAAAACGTTCGATGAGGTGCATCGCCGGTTTGGCAATCCATCCGGCTCTGGTCAGGTGATAAACTTCGGCAAGGGTCTTGCGGCGGTCGCGGGGGCGATGGCGGCGGGCACGCTGATTGGTCCGATGAAAATCATCGCGGGCGCATTGGGCGGCTACGGCACAGCAAAGTTTTTGGCAAGTCCGGCTGGCGCGGCAAGCGCCGCGCGATTTGCGCGACAGATGCAGCGCCTACAGGCTTCGCCGACTGTAACCAACGCGGCGGCGGTTCGATTGTCGATGCGCAACATGCGCAACACCGCGCTTGCACTTAGCAGCGCGTCAAGACCGCCCAACCGACCTCGACAATAAGCAACTCACAATGACCCGCCTCTGGCGGGTTTTTTATTGGGGCAGCGAAATGGCTGGCACCATCCCACTAAGCTTGACGCAACAGCTAGACGAATTTGGTTCACCGCTGGGGGGCGGCCTTCTCTATATCATCCAAGCCGGGACGATCTCGACGCCGCAGAACGCTTTTCAGGATGTCGCGCTTTCGATCCCGCTGCCCAATCCGATCCTGTTGGACGCCGCTGGCCGCGTTCCGCAATTTTTTCTCGCGGACGGTCAGATCAAGGTGCGGCTGCAAAACAGTCTCGGCGTCGTAAAGTTTCAGGCCGACAATTTGCTGGTGATTGGGCCGTCCGCTGGCGGTGGTGGCGGCGGTGGCCCTTCGGTCGATCCAACGACGGTCCTGCAAACCGGCGATATCAAGCCGCGCTATGACACCGCGATTATCGCGGGCTTTGTTCGTGCCAATGGCAACACGATTGGCAGCGCAGTGTCCGGCGCTTCCGAATTGGCCGACGCCTCGGCGCAGCCGTTGTTCAATTTTCTCTGGCTAAAAGACCCGGCGTTGGCAGTGACGCCGGGC